ACGTTTATCTGCTTGACTCTGCCAATAATTAAATTGGTCAGGATCTTCCTTTGGATTACTAGCGCCAGATACTTCAGATGGTTCACCTTCAAAACTTTTGGAAACTTCTTGGCCAGCTGTAGCTACAAATTTACTTGTATCAGTTCCAAATATTTCTTTAAAAATGTCATCATCACCTGTAGGAACATTAGCAGTTCCAAATGCATCTACAGATTGTTCTGTGTCTAGTATCTCATTTTCATTACTCATTTTATCCTCCTAACTCTCCATCTCTCCAAGTAACGGTTCTTCGTTTTCATTCATTAGTTCCTGTTCTACGGAGCTAACGGAGTTCATTAGATTGTTTTCAACATCAGCTAATCTTGCCTTATAGGTTTGAGTAGCTGCTTCAGCCCTATTAGATATCTTATCTAAATCAGAACTAAACTTTTCTACCTCTAAACGTTTCTTAGCGTGTATCTCTTCACGTGTAGCGGTTTGAAGATCTCCCTTGACCTTCTTCAATTCTTCTGACAACATTTGTACCTGTTGTGCTAGTTGTTGCATTTGTCCTGTTCTTCCAAGAACTCCATCAATATCAACTAGTTCAGATTTCTTTAATACTTCTACCTGGTCAATTAATCCAGCTTGATACATTTGCATATAAGTATTAAGCATTGCCATTCTATTTGTTGGTAATGTAGATCCAGATACTACCTTAACATCGTATCTACCAATAGAAACATCGTGGAATCTAACTACATCACCATTGTCCATTTCTTTAAAAAAGTTAAATCTTTCTTCTTTTTCTAATCCATTAGGTTGTACCAAACGAATTACTTTTTCTTCTGTGTAGATTTGTTGCATTAATGGAACTGCAACTTTAGCACATTGATTTAAAAAGTTTTCTATATCATCTCTACGAGATTTAATACGTCTTTGTCCAAATTCATCTACAACAAGAGTACCTCTGTAAGTTGATGGAGAATTAGCTCCACTACCTTGCATTAGTTCAAAGATACCAAATCCATATTCTAAATCGTATTTAGCATCTGCTTCATTCTTGTATAATTCATTAGGAAGTGGAACAGGCCCAGCAACAATCGGCGCACCTAGTTCAGCATCGAACTCAATAACACTGGTACCTGCTCGGCTCCACTCTTCCTCGATTTGACGGAGGTCTGCTGAACCACGAGGAATTAGTAACTTAACATTTGTACTGGTACTTGCGTGTGCAATAATCAGTGAACGTATTTTATTAATATACTCTTGTAAAGGTCTGTATAAACGTACATCTGATTCTGGATATGGATTACGATGATGAATGTTCATTAAAGGAACAATTGGATAGTCTTCAGTTGGTAGTATTCTAGTATATAGTAAATTATTTCCAACTGATGCTGTTAATTTAACGCAGCATTTTTCTATTCTATTTGAAATGATATTTTCCATTCCTATCATTTCTTCTGCTGTTAAAGGTGTAATGACAGTAGTACTACCTGGTATAGAATCTTCATCTTCTATTCCAGATACTTTAATAGGACTTTGAGGAATTAAATTACCTTCTTCGTCTATCTCAGGATCAGGTAACTCAAAGTGAAAGATCGGTCCATATTCTTCGATTACTTTATACAATTCTTCTTTAGCGTCTTCATCAGAAATAAAAACTTCTTCACCAGTAGCTTTAGTAAGACGCATATAGTATTTGTATTGAAATTCTTTATATTCTTCAGCATTAAATAAGTATTCATTTTGAGAAAAAGGTTCATACACATTGTAGTAAGTGTGCATTTCCTTTGTATACCTTTCTATGTATTTACGTTTAGTATGATAGTTTGTATCTTCATCTGTATTGAAAATCTGTCCTTCAGTTGCCGCTAAATTAGTTGCTGGAACTTCTTCGTCATTATCAATAGCACTATCAGCATCCATAATTACATCCATAAAATCTGGATATAATTGCGCTGCTTGTTCATCAGTAATATACTTAACTACTAATATATGAGCAGCATCTCTTGCATAAACGTCTTTTGAATTTGGATCTATATAAACATCTAGAGGATTAATTGATTTTAGAAAGACTTCACCTTTCCCTAAATCTGCCATAGGATCTTGATATATATGCATAACGCCCATTCCACCAACATAATAATCATCTACAATCTTTTTTAATTCTTCATTTCCAGATGATTGGTCCCACATCCAAGCAAACAAATCAGAAAATACTTTAGCAGTATCTCTGTCTGAATCTTCTCTAGCTGAAGAACGAAACTCTGGTGAATTATAAGTAAGTAATGATTTAGCTGTTTCTACGATAGGATGGATACGGTTAACAACAATAGGTGCTTGACCACGTTGTTCGAGTATATCTCTTTCCTCCTGCGTCCATTGCGCACCTGCACGAAACTCTATTGACTCTTGAAACTTAACAGCCCAGATTTCTCTAAGATTGTTATACTCTGTAAGTAACTCTATAGATTCTTGAACGTCATCTGGTATTGATCCATCTTCTTCACGAAGTCTACCTGGAACATAACCAAATACATCAATTAAGTCGTTATAGTTTTGACTTCTTTGACTTTGCTTTGTTTTTTTTACCGTTCTTGGCATTTACTACCTTATATCCCTTTGGCACATCTACCTGTGTGTGCTTGTCAATTAATTGTCCATATAGATCTCTGGACAAAAAATATTTTACTACATCAATTATCACCTTATATAACTTATAAGATAAAATATAGAAAAGTCAACTATTATTTAATTTATTTTCCAACTTTTTGTTGGTCGATACATATAATAGTCATTATTGGTACTATATGGAGTATAAGAATGGCTTGGTCTGTATGAATTTTTGTTAGCATAGAAAAAACCATCTAACAAGTCATCGTGCTTACCCCTAGGGTATAAAAGTAATTCATCTTGTAAAGCTTGCATATCTTTTTTAATAAAAACTCTTTTATTAGCAAATAATGGCTGCAAACTTTCTAATCGATATGATTTTCTAGTTCTAGGGTTTTCTTTTATTTCAAGACCAGGGATAAACAATCCTTGTTTTTCAGATTCTTCTTTAATGTACTGTCTCAACATTTCCTGATAACCAACAGACTCAATACGTGTCTTGGTACTATTGTAATGTTTAAAATTACGAATAATAGCATCTGCTAAATTCAAAGGCGTTGCTCTCTTTCTATAGTATGGCAATACAAAACGATTGTTTTCATCATCAATAGCTATATTAAAAATTACAGAATAGTCTGCTGTTTTTTTCGTACTAGATGCAGGATCGACGCCTGTAAAGATGTTTACAGGTCTTCTCTCGTTTACTTCCTCACCATTTAGGTTCGTCAGAACGAGGGTAGACAATCCTGCTTCGTCTTGCTCAATGTATCCATCATAGTATTGAATATCATCTTTTCTAAATAAATTATCTTCATCACCTACAATTTGACACAAGTATTCTCTATAAAATACCGAAAGACGATTGATAGATTCTAGCTCTTCTTTTTTCTGTATTAATTTATCTACTGGCCACACTTCATCCCACAAAGCTATTTTCTTTTCTAGGTCTGGACGAAACTCTAATGTTTTCCATCCCTTCATATCTTTTAATGTTTCTACCATACAACGTTCGTGCTGAGGAGTACCAATAACACATATCCTACCCGTAAGGGGATCTAACGATGGAACACCTGATTGTAATAACCAACGTAAATTATATTCCATTGCTTCTGAAGTTTTAGTATTGTTTTCGTCCTCAGGGTCATCTAAGATAAGCAATGTAGGTCGTTGGTTCCCGTGTTTAATACCACGGATCTGTTGTCCTGTCCCCTTACATATTATCACACTTCCGTCTTTTAATTCTATTTCTGTATTTGTCCACTTACGTGCAGACTGCATTCCCCAGTATCCAAAGAAATATCGGAACTCTTGAGAATAGTCTAAAACATCTTTGATAGTTCCTAATAGCTTAGTAGCGTGTGACTGTGTTCTAGATACTAAAACAATAACCTTGATACCTTTATCAAACATTAAATGAAACAAAGGATAAATACCAGCAACCACTGAAGACTTAGCGTGTCCACGTGGTGCAATGACATTTATTTGTTTTTCATCCTTGTCTAACAAAGATTCTGTTAAACTATAATGAAATGGAGGAGACTCACTGCTAAACATATTCGGCATAACCATTCGGCCGAATAGCAGCATATCTTCCTGCATTGCTTGAATAATATGAGCTTTATTTTTGTCCATCTATGATTATGGTAATATCTAATTCCATATCTTTAGATACTTCAACCATCGTAGCTAAAAATAACAACACGGAATCCTTGTCACCCTTCAAGATAATCTTCTTCTTTATTTCCACTTTCAATCTCTTTTGTTTGTGTTGCTTTCAGTTTTCTTCTCTGAGTTTCAAACTGATTAGAGATTTGATGACTTAAATCTATTTCTAGTGTGTCGGTTTGTTGTGCTTTATGTGGTTTCATATCTAAAATTTCTGATAATTTTTCTGCTGCACGTATCATATTCCCTGGATCTTCCTTCATTCTTGATACTAATATAGCATCTTTGAATGTATCCAACACATATCCTTCATCAATTCCCTTTTCTGTGAGAATCTCCTGTAACTTTTCTTTTATCATTATTTTTGTCTCCTTGAGCTTCAATAATCTTTTTGCCGCTATTTCAGGGCTTTTTTGGTCTGGTCTATATAACTTGCCAACTTGCTTTAGATCTGGCTTTGTACCACTAACCTTGTACGCTAAATAAGCATCTATAGCTAGTTCTGCACGATTAGAATTGGCTTCTATCTCACTATACGACTTTGTAGACACGTGGTTCATATTTCCTGACTTCCAATGTGGCTCAAACTCTAAACGTCTATTTCGTCCAATCCATTGTCTTCCATACGGGTAAGTAATACAAGTACCCTTATTATAATCATTGCGATACAAACACTCGCTAATGTAACCATCATCACTAATACCATACTCTCCCTCCTGACATTCCTGCCAATGTTTATATTCTGGTACTTCTGTGTCATTGACAGTATACACAGGATATTCTTTTGGCTGGAACTTATTTTTCTTTAGTCTCTTTGTTATCTTTATCATCGATATTCATTTTATCTTTTAAAAATTTTAAAAACTTGTCCGTATCATCTTTCATTTCAATATATTCAGATAGTACCCTATCGCTGTTGATAATTTGCGTTGACAATATTTTTA